TGAATAATACTGTTGATGATTCACCACTTGTATTAAGATATTCTACTTCTTCACGATATGAAGAGATTTGTTTATCCGAAGATATTATGAATTTAGCATTTGTTATTTCATCTTCTTCAATATAATTCATTTGATAAATACCATGATTTACTATTTCACAACCATCAATTGCATTATACAATGCATCTCTTGTTAATTCAATTACACACCTTAGTTGGGCTTCACCGAATGAATGAATATTTCGTTCTTCATCAAAAGAAAACGGCCAATAGTTTAAGAACCGTCTTAATCTCCCATCATATGGATGGCGAATTACTATTGGCATTGTCGCTCGTTTGCCTGAACTATCCATTACCACAGTATCTCCCACGGTAAATGTAATTTCGTCATCCATTTTAGTTAGATACTTTTTAATCGTATCTATTTCTAATATGAAATATCCTTCATCTTCCGTTTCCACTGGAATTGATTTGATAGCCACCGTAGATTCATCGGCATTAACTAACAATAACTCATTATTAGATAATTGAAAATAAACATAATTTCCTAAAGACTTTGAAGATAGTCCTGTTGTAGTATTCCATTTGCCGTATAATTGAACATTTTTCAAAGCATCAATAATATCCTTCTTGTTCACTTGTAATTTCATAACTATACCTCTTGCTTACGCTCATTAGGGGGAACAGGCTAGAGGAAAAGAATACCCCTTAGCCCAAAAGTGCCAACCACGCCTGTTTTTATTCGGGCAAACCCCTGTTAATGAGTGCTTAAATTTCCCTCTTTTGCATTTCAGGAATACCCGACCATTTAGATGTTTTACCATCGGATTCAAAAAGAGTCCATATTCGCCCAACCATGTTAGGGTTTGTTTTACTGCTTACTAATTTAGCAGTATATTTTACTTTCTTCCCCATAGATTCATCCTTAATAGAAATCATTTGATTCATTTTATCTGGAACATCTTTGTGCCAAGACGGAACAAAACCAGTAGGTGTAGGGTTCATGTGGTCGCTGAAAGTTGGCTTTAGATGTGTAATAAAAACCTTATCGCATTGCAAATTCAACATAGAAATAAAGACTTCATTATGGTCTATATTTCTAGCCCCATACGCAGTAGGGGAAATAGGATTGCACATTTTCTTTCTATCTCCTTTGTTTATTTCATAGCGAAGTTTATTTGTAGCACAATCATTCCATTTATCCATACCATCAGCAATAAAGGCTCTAACATTGACCCCTTCTTCTGCAATCATATCTTCTGTTTCTCTAATAAAATTAGTTGCATTCTGCATTGTAAGGGCGTAATTTTCAGTTCCATCTTTATTATAATGATTAGGACAATAAACATAGATGTTAGGGTCATTATCCCAACAGGTTCTCCATGTGACTTCCGCCCCATCATCAAAATCCAAAAATCTAAGAATATACCCTTCTTTAATTTCTTTTTTTGTTCGTATGTCTAAACCTAATCCCGATTTACCTTGTTTGGCTTTAGCCACTATTGAGACTACTTGAAAAGAAAATTTCCTTTCAAGTTGCTCTTTTCGGTTTTCTGCTGTTATTTTTTTCCACTGTTGATATTGAAGTTCTTTTTGAACTTCTACAACCACAGGTTGTTTGTTTTTCATTGATGTTAAACTCATATTTATTTCTCCTTATTTCTCCTTATTTCTCCTTAATTAAAACCACTCAAAATCATCTTCACTTGTTTGAGTATCATCTCCAACACTTCCATGTCTATCGACTACATATAATCCTAGAACATTAACACTTACATTAGTTAGTTCCCCATCCACTTCTCTTTGTGAAGTTCTTCCGCTAATGATAACATTACTGCCGATGCCAAAATCAATCTCTAAATGTTCTGGAATCCAGCAAGCAACAGATGAATAACCTTCACCTTCATAATCAAAATCAGCATTCAAATCACTAAGGAATAATGTTTGATTTCCATTAGCAGTTCGTTGTAGATTCATATTAGCAACATTACCATCTGTAATTACTAGTCTTTCATGTGAAGGTTTATGTGAATTATCGGAATGAAATACATCAAGTGCAACTAAAGACGATACTCTATCTGCAAGAACTTCTTGAATTATTTCAATTACATCATCTGTTGATTCTACATAAGTTAATGAATTAATTGTTGTTCCATCTTTTCTTCCATGAAGAAGGTTTGGATTACTAGAATTAGGGATGCAACTAAATTCACACCATTGAAATGTATTAGGTGAAAATTCTTTTGCTAAATTATCCTTAACCGTCATTGTATATTCTTGATATTCATTTGAATCTCCAACCTTTCCAATAAAGAAGAGTCTCCTCGACCATGCTTCAACAGGTGTTGGTTTCCCATAAGCCTTATTGGGTTGCCCATTAGCGAAGGCTTTTCTATTATCAATTGGAATTATCCACTTATCTTCATCGACTTCTATTTTATTATCGTGTAATTTTTCCATTATTTTAGATTCTGTTTCTCCATCGACACTTCTAGTTATTTCATAACGACCATCTTCTAATTCCACAGCAATTACTATTTTACCATCATTCAATGTAGCCATTTCATCTCTTTGATATTCAGCAAGAATATTTGTTCGGCGGGATTCTTCCCAATTCCGAGCCTGTTCAATACCCCAAAAGAACCCACTAGCCTTCTTTGTATAAGTTGGACCAGTATATTCAGTTGAAGAACCGTCACCATCTCCATCTTCTGCTTGTTTCATTCTTGACCTTGTTTGGCCGAACTTTGAACGAAATACGCTCCTAGCCACCAATAAGTCTTCTTCTTTTTCTGTATTCAATCCATTATCGGAAACAACACTATCAAAAACGGCCTTAGCCTCTTCGACAGTAATTCCAATAATTTCTGCATATTTTTCAATTTCTTTTTCTATTTGTTCTTCTATTTGCATATTTTTCATCTCCCTTTTTTTGTCCTATAACATAAGTTGTGGTCTAGTTAATGGATGTATAAACCATACATCAGTAGCCCAGTTTTCTTCTCTCCCTATTTTTTGAAGTGTGTCTTGTATTTCTCTAATCGCTTGAGCATTGGTTATAGAATGTGTTGTATCTTCTAAAGCCTGTTCAATACTATTATTCATTATTCTCAAGTCTCCTTTTAATTCTCTTAATTCTTCTTTTAGTTTTCTTAATTCGTCTTTCATATTTTCCATTTCTTCTTTCATTTTTTCACCTCAATTGTGCAATCACCCAAGACATTAATACTCTAGGGGTCATTGAATTTCCTCTCCACTCGGCCTCTCCCACTGTTCTTAGATACTTGTATTTTGAATCGTCAGTTAAGTCGCTTTTCACAATAACTTCGTGCATTCCAAAACAAATATCTCTAACAGTTTTTCCGGTGTAGAGTGCTTCATGTAGTTCATTCAGTGCTTGATTATAAGACTTAGATTCAAGTAATTTCAAAATTCCATCATAATGTTCTAAAGTTTTGTCTGCTTGTTTTCTTAGACTTATACCACTTGCAAGTGCGGCTTGCAATTCCGTTATCGTTCTACGAACATCACCGTTATAATAACTTATAAAGTCGTCTAAATCTGCTTGTGGTGGACTCTCCCGACCTTCATTTCTCAACAGTGTTAGTAAAAGAGTAAGGATGGTAGAATCATCTATTCTTCCAAAGAAATAATTAGCACACCTAGATTGTAGGGGATAAATGATTTTACTTCTATCATTTGCAGTAATTATAAATCTCACATTATCTGCATACCTTTCCATAATTCGCTTAAGAGCGTTTTGTGCATCGGGGGTCATTCCATCCATTTCATCAAGAAGTATTATTTTAAAGGGAACATTACCTATTGCTTTCTGTTGTGCAATATCTTTAATGGTAGTTCTTACTACTTCTAATCGCCTATCATCACTAGCATTTACTTCATAATAATTAGAATCAATTTCTTTACCTAGCATTTCATTTGCTACTGCTCCAGCGGCGGCAGTTTTACCTACACCGGCAGTTCCATATAATAAAATATTAGGCATATTTTTAATTTCAATCCAATTTTCTGCATCTAATTTAAATGTCTCTTGGCCTATTAATTCGTGTATTGTTTTCGGTCTATATTTTTCAGTCCATAGCATTTCTATTCCTCTTTATCGCTTTTTGTGGGGTCATATTTTTCCCCTGTAAACTTTGCTTGTTTTTTCCAACATTCTTTACTACACCAATTTTTACTATTGATTGTAATTTTGGTAAAGTTTCTACATCTCGGTCTATTACATCTTCCCATTCTAAAACCACCCTTCTAATCTTAATGTCCTATCTGGATAAATTGGTAAATTGCGCTTCCTAGATTTATCTTTAATACCTATTACTCTAGTTTCATCTGTTCTTAATATCTTAGTTACCCATTTATGAAATTCATCATCTTCTAATAATTGTTTTAATAGGTGAACTTCATTAGGTTTTAATTTTAACTTACGAATAATAGAGGGAATTTTAGAATAATTTCCCCTTTTAGGATATTGAATTTTAGAATACATTTTTCCATCATGGGAATAAGCCAACAATTCATAAAAATAATCCGAAGACCATTTTCTTTTAACTCTCCCATCAACAAATACTAATTTATTAGGATGAAGATTTAATCCCAACCAAGTTAATAGTTGAACATCAGGGGGTTTATTCCTTTTTAATAGTTTAACTACCTCATCTCTATTAGTATTGGTTAAATAATTAGTAATAATTTCATATATTGACTTTTCCATATTAATTGGGGGTTCACTTCTAGGTGCGAGTTGTTGTATTTGATTTTGAATATGAGATACGCTACCAACATTACGCATTTTACAACAGTTAGCAATTTCTTTTGATACTTCTTTTTTATTATTAGAAGTAAATATTATTTTTCGTTTTGCATTTCTAATCACATTCATTATAATATCTTTCTTTGCTTTATAATGAACCTCTTCAATAATAATATCACTATCTAAAGATAACCAATC